GGGGTTCACTACAAGAGAAAGAGAAAGAGAAAGAGAAAGAGAAAGAGAAACAAAAGGTTTTGCCATTTCAACAAATCGTTGATCACCTGAATTTGGTTTGTGGCACAAATTACAAATCGACCACGTCCGGAACACAATCAAAGATCACCGCGCGATTCAATGAGGGTTTCAAATTGAACGATTTCATTCGCGTGATCGAATTCAAGTTTCACGAATGGGGCAATGATCAAAAATTCAAATCGTTTTTAAGACCGGAAACGTTGTTCGGAACAAAATTCGAATCGTATTTGGAAAACGCGGGATCATTCAAAGGGAAACCGATCAAAATCAAAACCAACGATCCCGAACCGATCAACCGACATTTGTTTGGGATTCCAAAAAATGACGTTGGCGGGAATAAAGATTGGGAACAATGGAAAAAACGTCAATCATGAGTGATCGACACGAAAACGTTCAGGCGTTCCAAAATATGGGATTCAAGGTTCGCCCGAATACGACACAACAAAAAACACAATGTCACGGCGGTTCGGATTGCAAAAATCCCGACGCAAAGAACAAACGCGACACGTGCGTTTCGTTGAATTTGGACGACGGGATTTGGAATTGTCACAAATGTGGCGCGTCGGGATCAGTTGCCGAACGATCCGATTCATTAAGCAACCGACAAATTGTTCGCAAAACATACGATCGACCAAAAACCAACACGTTGTCAAAATTGAAACCAAAGGACGACCCGATCGTGGAATGGTTCAAAGTTCGGGGAATTCCCGAATCGGTTGTCAAAGCGAACCACATTGTCGCCGAACGCGATTGGATCGTGGTTCCCTATTTGCGCGACGGGAAAATTGTCAATTTGAAAAAACGCCATTTGCGCGCGAAAGATTGGCGACAATCCGCCAACGCCGAACCGATCATGTTCAACCGTGATCGTTGCGTTGATCCCGATTGGCTCGTTGTTGTTGAGGGGGAATTTGATTCAATGGCAATCGAAACCGCGGGATTCACCAATGTGACGTCACCGAATCAGGGCGCACCAAACGCCAACGATCGGAACGTGGACAAAAAATTGGAATGTATCGACAACACGTGGGAAATCTTTGAAACGAAAAAACGAATCGTGATTGCAGTTGACAACGACGACAACGGTCGGCGGTTGCAACGTGAATTGATCCGTCGGTTCGGTGCGGAAAGGTGTCAAACGGTCAATTGGGGCGACGTAAAGGACGCAAACGAATGTTTAATCACACACGGCGTTGAACGTGTCAAACAAATGATCAACGACGCCGTGGACGTTCCCGTGTCGGGGGTGTGGACGGTTGACGACACGTGGGATTCAATGTTGGACGGATTCAGGAACGGGAAAAAACGTGGTGTCACGACATACATGAAAGGGGTTGACCCGTTGTGGACGTGGCGAACGGGTGACGTCAATTTGTGGACGGGTTACAATAACGAGGGGAAAACGACATTGTTGAATCAATTGTTGTTGTTGCGGGCAAAGTTTGACGGGGAAAAATCCGCCATATTTTCGCCCGAAAATTATCCCGCCGACGAATTTTTTGACGACATCATTCACACGATTGTCGGCAAACCAACGGATCCATATTTTCACACCCAAATGACGGAAACGGAATATTCAAACGCCGCGCAATTTGTCAACGATCATTTTTTCATTGTTCACCCCGACGAATTGTTTGACCTGAAAACGTTGTTCGAAAAATTCAAATATTTGGTTCGACGTCGCGGTGTTCGTCACATTGTTTTCGATCCATGGAATCAAATTGACCACGACATGAAAGCGGGCGAACGTGAGGATTTGTATATTTCCCGCACAATGACAAAGTTCAAACGATTCGCAATCGACAACGACGTGTCCGTCAATATTGTGGCACACCAAAACACGCCGCGCGAATTGGACGGGGCGGGAAATTATCACCGCCCGAACAAATACAATTTGAAAGGCGGGGGAACGTTTTCAGATAAAACCGACAATGTGATCGGGGTGTGGCGTCCGTTTATGCGAACCGACAAACGGGATCCGACCGTGACGTTCATTTCGGAAAAAATCAAAAAACAACGATTGGTTGGATTTTTGGGTGAACACAATTTGGTTTTCGACTACATGAAAAACCGATTCACGTGTGACGGGATCGATCCGTTCGAACCAAAAGCGGATCGGGAATTGCCCCAACAAATGACAATGATCACCGCGGAAATAGAATTCGTTGACGACGATCAGGCGGCGAACCCTGAATTTGACGATTTGCCGTTTTGAAAAAATCAAACAAATGTTCAACGAAATGGTGTCGCAACGATCGCGCACCCAAACGACGGATTTGTAACAAATGCAAATCAAAGGCGTGGCGGGAATCAAACCCGACCGCGTATGTTTGGCACAACCTGAAAGGAAACGCAAAGCGTCGCGGGAAACCGTTCAACATCACGTTGACGGAATTCCGCGTTTGGTTGATCGGCAACGACTACATGGACGAACGGGGACAAACACCCGCGTCGTTGACGATCGATCGGATCGACATCAATGATCCGCGCGGGTATCACGTCGAAAACATTCAGGTGTTGACGTTGTCGGAAAATTGCAAAAAACGTTTTGTTGATTACGACGACGGGGCGTTCGATTGTTTCCCCGACGGTGAACCGTTGCCGTTTTGACGGAAACGGGGTTGTTTGGGACGATCAGGTGTTCAGGTGTACAAACACCCACGTCGGGAACGATCGTCCCGCAAATCGCAAATTTGCCAAAAATAAGGAACGCCCGAAAAAATATTTTGACGGACGTTTGGTGGATAAGATTGTTTTGTCTTATATTTGCACCGAACAAAAACAACAAAATAATGACAAAATCAAAAGAAACACCGACCCCGAACATGACGATCGTGTTTGCGGGTCAAACGGGAAAATCGACATTCAAATATTTGGTGATCGAAACGACATCGGAACACGTGACACACCGAAGATTGTTGGTGTTCGGATCAAAGGTTGTCAGCGGGGCGACCGTTGGATCATTGATCACGTGCAACACGGACAACGGGGAATCATTCAACCGATTTCAATTCGGCAACCTGAAATCGAAAATCGATTGGGGAAACGAAAACCGCGACATGATCGCCGAATGGTCGGCGGCGGAACGCGTATTTTTGGAAAACCAAAAGATCGAACGCGCCAACAAATCAAAGGTTGACCAACACACGGACAACCACATTCAGGAAATCGCCAAAGCGGCAAAATCAATGTCAACGCGGGACAAACTTTCGTTGATCAATTACATTTCAAATCAAATTTTAATCAAATAAAACCATGACACAAATCATTGACATCAAAGCAAAAGCAATTCAAAAGGCAATCCCGACAATCGTTGGGAACGACGCCCGAATCACGATCGAACAGATCAAAACAAAATTGGACACGGATCACGGGATCGGTGCCGATCACGAAATGATTCAAAAGGCAATCGACGCGATCACCGAAAACGGGATCCGTTCATTCAACGATTGTCCCGACGTTAAGAAAGGACACGCCGACCACATGAACCGATTCATGTTGTTGGAAACCAAATTCCGATTGATCAAATCAATTCGCCGCGTGGTCAATGCGGGGAACAGTGCGAAATATTCGGTCGCGTTTTATGCGTCAAACGGGGCGGTGAGCAAATTTTGGATCGGGGTTCAATGGGGTTTGAAACAAATCGTGTTCGGTTGCGATTCCACGGGGTTGGGTGTTTATTCATTCGACGACCTACAAAACCGCGGGGAAAAACAATCGTCAACGGTTGCGTGGATATTGTCGGAATTCCCCGACGACGGAATGGCAATGGCGACCGATTTTTTGAACAATTTTCAATTCACGATCGAATTCCCAACGGTGAACCATTTGAACACGTTTCACGGGTTTCAATGCGTTGGTCAAATAATCGGAGGATCAAAGATCGACGGACAAATCGACGCGGCAACACACCGAACAACCGATCCACAAATGGTCGGAATCAATTCGTCCATTTTCGTGACATGGTCGTCACTTTCACACATCACGATTTTTGCAAAATATTAAGCCATGAACCAAAACAAAACAAAGAAATTCAAATTTTTCAACGCAACGGGAACGGTGAACGTTTGCCCGATTGATAGACCGTCATTCGAAACCGAATTCGCACAACCGATCGACGTGTTGTTGGAATGTAAAATCACGAAACCGAAATGATCATTCCAAACGACGACGGCGAACAACAACCAAAGGAACCCGCAAAATCAACGCGGGTTCCCGCGGTTAAGGAAACAACCGTTCCCGAAACATATCAATCCAAAGTGAACGAAATGTTGTTGAAAATGGCAATCGATCAGGTGATCAGGATCGCGCGTGTTTGCAAACCCGACAATCAACCAATGTTCATTCAGGCGGTCAAAAATTTCATTGTAACACAACCACACGGCGGGGGAATATTGTTCGGGAATGATTTCAAGACATTCAAACGTCACCGAATGTTTCACGAATACGAAAACGAAACACACGTTCATTCAGGCAAACCAAAAAACGATCCCGCATTGGTCACAAAACGAAACGGGTTGATCCGTTGGTTCAGGATATACCAAAAGACATTCGACAACGCACCGTTCACGATCGGGTGTGCGACGTACAACGACCCGAACAAAGCGATCAATAATTTCATCACCAACGCCAAAAACACACACACACGATCCGCGGTGTTCGCCGCCGCGATCAATCATTTGATCACGATCAAAAACCACATTTAACCCAATCACCCGCGCGTCCATTTGGTCGGCGAATAAAATCAACACCATGAAAGTGCAAAACATTCCGATCGCCACGATCACACACACAGAAAACAATCCCCGCACGATCACAACGCACGGGTTCGAAACATTGGTCAAATCAATTCAGGAACACGGATTCAATCAACCGATCGTGTTGAACAAAGATTTGACAATCATTGACGGGAACCAACGCGTCCGCGCAATGGATCATTTGGAATTCACATCGATCCCCGCAATCGTCATTGACGTGGATCAGGACACCGCGATCAAAATGAACATTCAGTTCAACAACGTCGGCGGGCGAAATGACATGGACGTGTTGGCAAACCATTTCGAACCCGAATTTTTGTTCACGTGCGGGTTCGATCTCTTTGAATTGGGATTGGTCAAAGATCACGAAAACGACGATCCCGATCAGGACAACAAACCCGCGAAAAAATATCGGTTCACGATCAGTTGTGACGATTTGAATGAAATCCGCGTTTTGCGCACGTTTTACGAAACGAAAGGACGACGGGCGACATTCGCGGCGTGGAATGAACGAACGTTCGGGAAACGGGACAAAACGGGGTCACGCGGGGACGACGACGGCGGGGACGGTGGGTTCGGGGGTGCCATTTAAAGAATTGAACAAAAAACGTGTAAATTTGCCACATCACAAAATGAAACAATATGGCAAACACACACGCGTCGGGCGACGATAAAACAAACAAGCGGAAACGGTGTCCCAAAGGGTGCAAATGTGGTCGTCATAAAAAGCGACCCAACGCCGCGGAAACACCGATCAGGAAATCCACGATCACCAAACAAAAACAATTTTTGGACGCGTTGCGTTCGACGGCGTGCGTCATTGAACCCGCGTTGGAAATGGTGGGTTTGGCGCGTTCCACATATCGCAATTGGTACAAAACCGACCCCGCGTTCGCGGAATTGTTTGACGACGTTCAGGCGGCGCAACGGGATTTCGTTGAAACCAAACTAATGAAAGGGATCAAAAACGATTCCGAACGATTGATCGAATTTTATTTGGACAGACGCGACCCACGATTCACGAAAAAAACATTCACGGACATCACCACGGGCGGCGATAAGATCGCACCGTCAATCATGTTCGTTCCCGCAACCAATACAGATCACGACAACGACACCGAATGAACCAACGCGTGATCAAATACAACGATTCGTTTTCGGCGTGTTTCACGGCGGAACATAGATATTTGATCCTGAAAGGGGGCGCGGGATCGGGGAAATCCGTGTTCGCCGCGCAAAAGATTGTCGGACGTATTATCAACGAACCGTCACACCGAATTTTGATCATGCGAAAGGTATCGAACACGATCCGCGAATCGGTTTGGGCGTTGATCAAAAACACGATCGATTCATTCGATCATTCGCATTTGTTCACGTTTAACGAAACGAATCGGGTCATGACCTACAAACCCAACGGGAACCAATTGTTGTTCACGGGTGTGGACGATCCCGAAAAGCTGAAATCAATCACGGGGATAACGGGGGCGTGGTGCGAAGAAATCACCGAATTCGACGAATCGGACATCGATCAATTGGATTTGCGTTTGCGTGGGGAAACGGCGTGGTTCAAACAGATCATTGGAACATTCAATCCGATCGACGAACAACATTGGATCAAAGCAAAATATTTTGATGATCCCGACGACGACACGTTCACGCACGAATCAACATTCCGTGACAATCATTTTTTGGATTCGGAATATAAACACATTTTGTTGAACCGTTTCAAATCGAATCCGAATTGGTTCAACATTTACGTGAACGGAAAGTGGGGACAACCGCAAACGGGGTTGGAATTTTATCACCAATTTAAGGTCGGGAAACACTCGATCCACGAACACACGATCGTTCAGGATCAACCGATCCACATCACGTTCGATTTCAACGTGGTTCCGCACGTCACCGCGGTGTTGTGGCAAATATCACACACACGTGATCAGGACACGGACGAAATCACGTCAACGACGGCGATCGCGTTCGACGAAATATGTTTGACGCACCCGTTGAACAACACCCCGTCGGCGGCGAAACGGTTTTTCGCTAATTACGGACACCACACGGGCGGCGTTTGGGTTTACGGCGACCCCGCGGGACGCGCACGTGACACACGATCGGAAACGGGTCGAAATGATTTCGACATCGTATTCGACACGATCAGGTCAATGACGGGCGTGATTGATCGCGTTCAAAAGGTTGCACCCAACGTCGCGAATCGTGGCGCGTGGATCAATCAGGTGTTGGACGACGACAAACCCGCATTGCGGATCAGGGTTGCCGATCATTTGTCCGTCACGTTGGGCGATTTCCAACACGTCAAACAAGCGGCGGACGGATCCAAAGCGAAACAACGGATCAAAGACAAAAACACGAAAGTGTCATTTGAAAAATACGGTCACGCGTCGGACGCGAATGACTATTTTTTCACGACCGCATTTGAACAACAATTTCGGGATTTCCAACGCGGTGTCCCCGAATCACAAAAACGACGCATTATCAACCGCGGAACACGAAAATCAAAATCATATTAAAAACTTAAACAAACAATAAAATGGCAAAAATATTTTTAACAACGCCCGATTTCGATCAGGCAATCAAAACCGATCATTTGTCCGCGATCACGTCGAACAATACCACTATCAAAACGTCCGCCGAATTAGCGTCACAAACTGAAATTGAATCGTATTTGCGCGGGAAATACGACATCGCGGAATTGTTCCCCGTCATTGTTGATTGGGTGATCGGTTCAGCGTACGCAATCGACGCGATCGTGTACGATTCCGCAACGTCGGCGTTTTACACCGCCACGGCGGCGATCAGTTCAGGAACCGCGATCAACGATCCGTTGTGGACGAAAGGCGATCCGCGTGATCCGTTGATCGTTGAATTCATGTTGGATTTGACATTGTATCGAATCCACGCACGTGTCGCACCGAACCAAATTCCCGAAACCCGAATCCAACGACGCGACGACGCGATCGATTTTTTGAAACGGGTTGCCGCATATTCGATAACCGTCGGTTGGGATCAAAACACGGGCGTTTTGCCCGCGTCAATCAATTGGGGATCAAACACAAAAGAATCAAAAATTTATTAATCAAAAAACACAATGAAAATATTTGGAATAAACATCGGCGGATCAGTAAGTGACGCCCAAAACATCGACAAACAACGTCCGCCCGCCGCGGACACCGTTCAAAAAATCATTCGAACACAATTGGTTCGATCACGTGCGACAATAAACAAATGGGCAAAGGCGGTCGCGTTGGCGGAAAACGTGGAACAACCCGATCGTTTGGATTTGATTCGAATTTATAAGGAAATCGAACGTGACGCGCATTTGCAATCGCTAATGACGCAACGATCCAACGCGATATTGTCAACACCGTTCTATTTGTACCGATCAGGATCCGACGAACCCGACGACGAACAAACCGCGAAATTGAACGCCGATTGGTTTTTCAAATTTTTGGAATTGTCGTTGGATTCGGTTTTTTATGGTCATTCGTTGATTCAGTTCGGCGCGATCACAAACGATCGGTTTGACAACGTTGAATTGGTGCCGCGTGAATACGTGATCCCCGAAACACAATCGGTTCGAAAAAAGATCGGTGGCAAAGATTCATTTTCGTTCGTTGATCCGCCGTTTGACGTTTGGGCGATCGGTGTTGGTGACGTTCACGATTTGGGCGTATTGAACAACGCCGTCCCGTTGTTGGTTTACAAAAAGGACGTTTTGTCCGCGTGGTCGGAATATGCGGATTTGTTCGGCGCACCCGTTCGAATCGGGAAAACCGACGTCATGAACGAAGTGAAACGACAAAACATGGACGATATGTTGGAAAACATGGGATCAATGGCGTGGGGAACGTTTGACCGTGACGACGTGTTGGAATTGGTTGAATCAAACAACCGTGACGCGTTCAACGTGTTCAAAGAGATGGTAATGACAACCAATTCGGAATTGTCAAAACTATTTTTGGGGCAAACGGGAACCACGGACGAAAAATCGTTCGTTGGATCCGCCGAAGTTCACGAACGTGTCGCGAACACGTACACCGCCGCCGACAAACGGTTCATTCAAAACGTGGTCAACAATCAGTTGTTGCCGATAATGGTGAAACACGGAATGATCCCCGACGGAATGGAATTCGCGTTCGATTACACGGAAAAATTATCATTGGATCAGAAACGCGAAGTGATCGCGACGTTGTCCCAATATTATGAATTTGATCCCGATTGGATCACCGAACAATTCGGGGTTCCGATCACGGGTGTGAAAACGGCGGCGGTTGGATTCGATCAGGGTTTTGAAAACAAAACCAAATTGTCAACGGCGCAACGCGTGTTGATCAATACGGCGAAATTATACAATGACGCAACCACACACACACACGATTGATCATGGCGGAATTCAACGAATTTTTCACGGAAAAACAAATGAACAAATATATCGCCGACATTCACGAATCGGTGTTTTCAGGTTTCAAACCGTCGGTTGAATTGTTTGTGGCAACCGCGGATTTTTTGGACGACGGATTGTGGTCGGGGTTTGGCGAAATATTGTTCGACATGGATCCCGACACACCCGATTTCGAATTGTTGCGCGATTTGCGTGACAACGTCCACGTGTTTTCCGCGTTCAAATCACACCATTCCGCGGAATTGTTGGGCGAATTGATTTGGGACGACAACGGTGTGAAACGGTCATTCAAAGATTTCAAAACGGACGCCATGCGAATGCTTAATTTGACACACGACACGCATTTGAAAACCGAATTCCGAACGTCCGTTTCAAACGGTCGGGCGGCGGCGCAATGGCGCGACGTGATCGAAAACGCGGAAATTTTCCCGTTCATGAAATATTCAACGATTGGTGACGAACGTGTCCGACCCGAACACGAAGATTTCGACGGGATCACGCGCGCGGTGAACGACAAATTTTGGTCAAAGCATTTCCCGCCGAACGGATTCAATTGTCGGTGTGACGTGGAACGTTTGACGGGTGACGAATCAAGGTTCAAACAAACGTCAACACGTGTTGCGCGATCCGCTGCATTGCCGCCCGAATTGTTTCAAATGAATGCGGGAATTGATCGGGTCATTTTTGATCCAAAACACCCCGCGTTCACGGTTGCCGACAAATACAAAGTTGTTGCAAAAAAAGCGTTCAATTTGCCATTAAAATTCGGGAAACACGCTAAAATATAGGGGGTTCACGACCCCCATGACAAGGGGGTTTATAAGGGGGTCGGGTGTCCCCTTGCTTACAAGAGTAAGAGAAAGAGTAAGAGAAAGAGTAAGAGAAAGAGTAAGAGAAAGAGTAATAAAAGCGAGTTTTAAAAAATGGCAAAACAAATCAATTTTAAGGCAATCAAAAGAAAGGTCAAAAGGGTCAAAGCGACGACCCCGAAATTGATCGGTGGGATCGCCGTCGAACATTTCAAACAATCATTCAAGGACGGCGGGTTCACCGACGATCGGTTGAAACCATGGAAACCACGGAAACGCGGAAACGCCGCCGACCGTCGTTCAGGGCGTCGCCGTGCAATTTTGGTTGATTCGGGCGATTTGCGTCGATCGATCAAAGCACGGGCGTTCAGTTTTTCACGGATCGTCGTTGGATCGTACGGCACCGCGTACGCGTCCCGACACAACCGTGGTTTGGCGGGAATGCCACAACGACAATTCATTGGATCGTCGCACAAAATGAATTTGAAAATTCGTTTGTTGATCCGAAAACGATTCAAAAAAGCAATTAAAAACAAACAATAAAAAACAACAAAATGGCAAGCACAAAAACACAAATGATCGAATCATTGCGAACCGCAATCGGCGCGATCCCTGAAATCGGATCATTCCGCGGATTCAACGGACAATTCGACGACAACCAACAACACCCGTTGATTTTTCCGTGTGTGTTGTGGGAAATCGTGGACATTCCGTGGGTCACAATGAACGATCGCAAAGGCGGTCGGGTTCAGTACACGACAAACGCACAAATCACGTTTCACATCGGCGTCCGATCATTCGGAACCGATCCAAACGTTGACGACGAGATTTTCGAATGGGCGGATCAGGTTTCCGCGGCGATCAGGACGGTGAACGGAAATGAATTTGGACGATTCGAACGGATCGGTGAATCCATGGACACGTCACACGACACGGTTGTGGATCACCAAATCACATTCCGTTTCGGGATTTCGGATTGTTTGACGTTTGCAGCGTCGGACGCACCGAAAACCGCAACGATCAACACGTTGCAACAATCCGCCGACATTCAATCCGAATCGACGTTGGACGCGACGATCAATTTTGCAGTTGAACCAAACCACGGGACGGACGATCCCGCCGATTGATCCAATGAACAAAAACGACGAAACATTGAAACGCCGCCGTGACGATTTGATCACGGCGATCGTGTCGTCCGGTCGAAAGGTCGGCGACGTGATCAATGAATTCGCCGTGGATCACTATTTGTCGGAATCGACCGTTTGGAAAGACTACGAACGCGCATTGGACGAACGAAAACACAAACGATCCAACGGACGGGGGTCAAAACACCACTAATTTGACCAAAGGAACGCATTTCCCGACGTTTAAAGGGTTCGACGTGGGTTTCATTATAAAGACGAAAAAAAATGGCTTAAAACGGCTTAAAATGGAAAAATGAATTTATTTTTGCAATTATGGATTTGAAACACGTCAAAAACATTCAGGGCAACACCGCGTCCATGTTTCTATTTTCGGAAATCGGGGGTTGGGGAATCGACGGACAAATGTTCGCCGACGAATTGCAATGGTTGGGAAAAAACGGCGTTGATGACGTGACGATCCACATCAATTCGGGCGGCGGATCGGTTTTGGACGGATTGTCCATTTTGCGATCGATCCAAATGTTCAGCGGCACGATCACAACACAAATCGAGGGAATCGCCGCGTCAATCGCGGGGGTCATTGCGTTGGGCGGACAAAAACGGACAATGGTTGATTTCGGTCGGATCATGGTTCACGATCCGTTATTCACCAACGTGGACGACATGGACGAAAAACAAATCAACGCGCTGAATTCAATCCGCGAAATGTTGATCGACATATTTGACAAAAACACAAACATCGAACGCGACGAAATCGACGCGATAATGAAAACCGAAACATGGTTCGACGCGATCACCGCGTTGTCCCGTGGAATGATCGACAAAATTGTTTCAACCGACCGAAAGGCGGAAAACGTTTTCGAGGGTCAAACGACAATCGCGGGAATGGTGAACCGCGCAAATTCAATTCATCAACAAAATTCACAAACATCAATAAAAACAAAAATGGAAAATGTAAAAAATCATTTGAAGCTGGACAAAAATTCCAACGAAACGGCGGTCGTTGACGCGATCACCGCAATCGAAAACAAGTCAAAGGGATTCGAAACGAAAGTGACGGAATTGACAAACACGATTGAAACCAAAGATCAGGAAATCGCGGACGCGACGAACACGATCACAGACAAACAAACCGAAATCGACGGATTGGTGAAAACCATTGCAACGAACGCGGTTGATCATGCGATCACCGTTGGGAAATTGTCAAAGGAAAAACGCGACGAATTAATCGATCAGGCGGTTGAAATGGGTGTTGAAAAATTCAACAACATGATTCAGGCGATCAAATCGACGCCCGCCAAAATCACCGATCGTTTGAAAGGTGCCGACGGTAACGATACAACGGACGGGAAAACGTTCAGGGAATTGGAAAAAAACAATCCCAAAGCGTTGAACGCGTTGAAAACGGACAACCCGACGAAATATGCGGAAATGTTCAAAAACGAATACGGTGTGGAATATTCCACGAACTAATCATTCAAAAAACACATTAAAAAAATAGTAAAATGGCAGTACAAAAAGAAATTTGGGTTCGCGACATAAGCGAAAAATTATTCGAGGGAATCGAATTCGCGAACAGATCAATGAATCACGCGTCGTACATCGACGGAAAAACGGTTCACGTTGCGCAAGCGGGCGCGGCACCGTCGATCACAAAGGATCGTTCATCATTCCCCGCAACAATCGAGGGTCGTGTTGACACGGATTTGACCTATTCAATGGGCGAATTCACAACGGATCCAATTTTGATCCGTGACATCGAGGAAATACAATCGGAATATGACAAACGTCAATCCGTATTGCGTGCGCACGTTGACGTTTTAAACGAACGTTTGGGAAAGGAAATTTTGAACGCGTGGGCGGGTTCGGTGACGAATTCAATCGCGACATCAGGTGAGGACACGGCGAACGCATTGTCAGCGTCGGCGACGGGAACGCGTAAAGCAATGACCGCGACGGACGTTCGAAAATTAGCGTTGGAAATGGACAAACAAAACGTTCCCGATTCGGGACGAATTTTGGTTTTGCCCGCTGCAATGTATTATGAATTGTTTGACGACGTGGCGTTGATCAATAGAAACATAATGGGACGCGAAACGTTGCCAACGGGCGTCATTGACCGTTTGTTCGGTTTTGACATTTACGTTCGAAACACGGTGAACGTGTTGACG